GGGAATATTTGGAATAAGGCATGTAAGACTCCACACTAAACATTGCGCATACGCTCGACGAGCCTGTCAGCCCGTGCCGTCACTTGGTTATACCACAAACTGTCCTGCATCTCATCCGCAGCCCTGTGCCAGTCCCTGTCGTCAACCGCAGCCTTCATGTTGCGGAAGCGGGACAGGCGAGGAAGTCCCATATTGAACAGCATGTTGGCGATGATTAGCTGCACCTCTTCCGGCAACTCAGCAAAGTCTGGATACAGCTTCTCACAGTCCTGTAGCGTGATGGTGATGTCCGCCTCGAACGCCTCCCGTACCCGCTCGTCGCTAACGCTAGTGCCAACTGGCTTACCATGCTCAGGGTCTTTCTTGGTAATCATGTGGCCTATGCCAAAGGTGGGATGCCCAGCCGGGCAGATGTAAATCTCGTTGACGCAGCCCTCGTCTTCCTTGAGGTCGTCAGCCAGCTTGATTAGGTTCATCGTGTCTTCCTGTAGCGCTTCGTCTTCTGCGCGATTCGTTTTGGTTGCTTGCTAACTTGCTTTCCGGCTCTAGTAGCCTTCCTCTTTGCTCTCGTGGTCGCCGCATACTCTTGGGGTGAGAGGGCTTTAATGGCTCTAGACGGTAGATAGCGTTCCCCGGTTGCCTTCGGACCCTGCGTGGACGGCTTGCCACTCTTGGTTCTCCATTTCTGTTTCGTCCAATCCTTGAGGCTGCGTTGTGGTTTCTTGAGTGCCATCAGTTCTTATAGCCGCCCCCTGCCGCCTTGTATTGCTTGGCCAGCATCTGCGCCTTGCGGGCAGACCACTGCCCAGGCTTGCCGCCTTTGCCACCAGCTTTGATTTTGGAGAAAAGTCTTTTGCGCATAGTGGGCTTGGTATAGTTACCAGCCTCGTTCACGCGGGACTTTGTTTTGGTTGGTTTGCGGGCCATCACTTCTTCCTAAACTTATCCAAGCCTTTGATGCCAAGGGCGGCACTACACACCAAGAATACCAAATATTGATACCAGTCGGGTAGTTCATTCAGCCTGTCAAAGCCGTTCTGCACCACACCCTCCATGCCGGGGATGAACACCAGCACGACGGGGATAAGCACAATCACCGTAACGATTTCGTCTTTGAAGGAGGACTGCGTGGACTGCGCCATGATGAGTTCCCACTTGGAATCATGCGTGGCTGCTGTCTTCATCACCTCGGCCTCAGCCTCGGCTTTGGCCTTTGCGACGGCACCCTTGGCCTTGGTCTGCTCAACCTTGCTTTCAAGCCAGCTACCAGCCAGCCCTGCTATTGGGCCTATAAGCGCCTGAATCATTTCTTCTCACTCCCAAGCCAGACAGCAAAGGCACCCGTCATCGCGCCGCTGACGACACTGACCATCGCGCTCTGCTGTGTTGTGATGTCTTCGAGGGACATGCCCCACTCAATGACACGGATGTACATGATGGTCATGACAAACATCATAAACCGTGGCAGCAGCTTCCATTCGAGAACCTGTTGTGCGCTCATCAAAGCCTCCCCTGCTCGTAAAGAATAATAAGAACCAGCCCGCTGACAACAGCCAGGCATCCGACAACAAACGCGGCGATGATGCCGGCGTCTATAATCTTCCTGCGCTTCTCTGCGGCTGCGGCGGCAGCCTCACGCCTGGCCACCCGCGCCTTGGCCTGAAACTTCTGCCAGTCATGCCAAAGACCGGGCCGACCCGCGTAAATCATAATGGTTTTGAGTTCGTCTTCTTGCTGCTTTAGCTGCTCAAGAGCCATGAACTCTTCGAGGTCCGAGCCACCGCCCTTCTTCTGCGCTTTGTGCTGTAGCTTCTCCTTGGCACCTACAAACTCAGCGACGGCACTACCAGCAGCGGCAATCTCCTTGCCATTCTGGACAGCTTGCTTGATGACGGCGAAGGCAGCATTGGCGGCGGCAAGTTCAGCAAGCATCAGTAAATCCTTACGTTGTCTTCCCTGACTTGGACAGGCAGACAGTAGCTAGTAATGTTTCCTCCTTGCTTATGCAGGCGCTGTGCGAAATACACACAATCATCCACATTCCAAAAGTGCATGTCTCTGCTTTTAGGTTTGCCGTCTAGGAAAACGTGCAACAGGAACACATGCACCAGCTCCACATCAGTCGCGCCCTGTCCACTTGCGGACGGTCTCGGTCTCCCATATGCGGATGATGACCCAGATGCCGGTAATCACAGCCACAGCGTCAGGTGCCATACCTATCCAAGCAGCGAAAGTTCCGCTGCCAGCGGCTACGTCAAGCAGGACTTTCTGTTCCTCTGGCATCACTCAGCGTCCGCAATGGTCAGCGTACCGGCTGCGACCTGTCGCATGATTTCGTCGTAGTGGCGGTTGCCGACTTGCATTGGAACATACAAGTATTGCCCATTTATTGTTGCTTTAATAATCTTACCGTTGCTTACAGTCACTCCCGGAACATTAGGCTGGAGTGGACAATATTTAGCTGAAGTAATACTCATCTTGTTCATAATTACAACTCCGCATCAAATGCTAAGTAACAATCGTTTACACCAGCTTGGAAATTACCAGATTGACCAGCAGTTATGCCAACGCCTTGAGCATTTTGTAACTGCACAGAATTGCTGTGGGCATTTACGACATTAAAATTATTAAATTGTCCAACACCATTTGCGTTGTAATATTTCCAAGCATTTGTTGCGGTGTAACCATCAACAGATGGGGCCGACCTCATTGTTACAGGGAAATTCAAAGCACCATAAGCTGAACTGCCGTCATATGAACTGGCAGTAGCAATTATATCTTCGGCAGAGGTGCCAGCTGATAGATGCTGATAATAGTACCTCTGACACCTAGCCAACTCATCGCCATACGACCGATGCTCAAACGGCGTGGCCTGTTCGCCAACCTCAAGCTGGACGCCTGTGATTGACCAATCATTGTCGGTACTGTCTGCCAGATTTACTACACCTGCCGCACGATTTGCAGAGGTGGTGTGCCAACTTGTGCCGATTGTTCCAGAAGAATAGGTACTTCCAGCAGCGCACCAAAAATTCATAGCCAGACCCGCACCATTATCGTTGTTAATTGTGCCGCTTACATCACCGGGAAAAGTGAGGGTCTTGCGTTCCCAAGTGTTTGCCGCATCAATCGTATAAGTCTTGTTATACAAACGACCAGAATCAGGCTGGCGTAGTTCAAGAACATATGTGCCTGTCTTGTTAGATTTGACGTAAAAAGACGCAGTGACAGTTTTTGCAGAAGAATCACCGTACATCAAATGCTGCAAGTTCTGGGCTTCAAGTTTCGTTTCGACAATTACGAAGTCGCTTGCGCCAAGTGATGCGTCCGCTGTGGTGCAATCAATCCTAAAAGAGTTGCTAAAACCGTCGGGTGCGTCTGTAGATTGTGTAACTGTCCACGTTCCCGCTGGGCCAAAGGGCGAAAACATAAAGCGGTCACAGGTGCGATATGCGCCAGATGTTACACCGGTGACACTCGTACCCCTCTGGGCCACCTGCATCGCACCGTTGATGACCACATTTTTGCCGGTAATGCCACCAGCATCAGCCGAACCGGCGAGGTCAGCGAAATCTCTTGCTCTGCTCATGCTGGTGTCTCCTTACACGCTCTGGCTGTCTGCAAATGTTTCATATGCCGACTTGATGTCTGCCGTCCACACGGCGTTGCACACAGCCTGTACGGATGCGTCCTCACCGCTGATGTCGGTGTCGCCCCAAGTGTCTCCAGTCTTGGTGCGGCAGTTCAGAACGTGACGGTGATAGGTGCGGCTAACCTCGTCGCCACCGTCCTTGATGATGGTGGCTACACGAACCTGCACAGCCTTATATGGGCCACGCACTTCGCAGTCGTATTCAAACTCTTTTGTCAGTGCCATTGTTTACTCCTTGTGTTTACCGTCGCTTGCTGCGACCTGTCCAACCCCTACCGTCTGGCGGGGTTATGCTGTTCTATATGTTACGCTTCCTACAACTCTTGCGCCGTTACGAAATAGCGCCATACCATTGTTGCTTATTGTCGTGGCACTGCTGACGCCGCCAACAAAAAGACATTCAGACAAACCGTTTTTCACATACAAACCTAAAAACACATTAGAACTATTAAGCCCAGCAAAATAAGAGACAGAGCCTGTATAAGAAAGAGACGCTACATCCGTGCTACCAGCAAAGGGGAAGCCCGACATTGTAGTTGTGCTGCCAGTGCCTATAGAATTGATGCTTATATCAAAACTAACAGACACGATGTTGCCGATTTTTGTATAAGTGCCTCTTTGGTGGTCATACGTTGCTGTCCCGCCAACTCCGGGGTTCCAAGTACCCTCTTCATAATCATCCAGCGCATTAGCCGCCGCCGTGTCGCCGTTGAAAGCAACTCCTCCTTCGGTGCGAACCCGAAACAATTCGGTTCCCGCTTGGCTATCTACACGCAAGCTGTATCGGTCAGCGTCCGTACCGCCAGCTTTAATCTTCAATCCGAAACCGGATGTTGTATTGGTGTTTTCAATAAGGGCTACAACATCACCGCCTCGACTTTGTGCAACGTGAAGCGGATGTGAGGGACTAGCAGTACCCACGCCCACCCGATTGTTAGCCGCATCGACATGCAGCGTGTTGGTGTCAACGGTCAGGTCGCCGGTAACCGCCACATTCGCGGAGAACGTACCACCCGCAGACGCAGACACCGTGTCAGCCACGGTGAAGCTCTGGAACGCATAGATGTTGACGATGTCGTTGGCAGCAGCACCAGAGGCCAGCACGACGCTTGTGCCATTAGTGGCTGTAAAGTCGGACGGGTCGAGGACAATACCGTTCATCACCACTTGCAGATTGTCTGCCGTGTAGGACAGTGTGGCAGCATTGTCGTCTGCGCCGCTGAATGTGGTCTGCCCAGAGGTGGCGGTATATTCGTATAGGATGAGTGACGCCTGTGTTGCAGCGGATGCCGCAATCCACTGTGCGCCGTCATAGACACGCATCTCGTTTTCAGTCGTGTTGAAATACAGGTCGCCGTCTGTCAGCGGGTCACCGTCATTGTCCACAGTCGGGTCGCTTGCCTTGGCACCGAGGTAGGTGTCATCGAAGTTGTCAAAGGCAGTCGCAGCAGAAGCGGCACTAGCCGCCGCAGCCGTGGCAGATGAGGCAGAAGCTGACGCAGATGTCGCCGCGTTTGTCTCACTGGTGCTGGCGTTGCTCTCGCTGGTTGCAGCATTAGTGGCGCTTGTAGCGGCCTCTGATGCCTTTGTGGTCGCCGTGGCGGCTGATGTGCTGGCATTGGTCTCTGCCGTCTCAGCAGCCGTCTGTGCAGTCTCAGCGGCGGTCTGTGCTGTCTCTGCCGCAGTCTGTGCTGTCTCCGCATTTGTCTCTGCGGTTTCGGCATTTGTCTCGGCTGTCTCGGCAGCGGTCTGTGCTGTTTCGGCAGCAGTTTGAGCTGTCGAAGCGGCCACCGCTGATGCCGCCGCAGCGGTGGCGCTCGACGCGGCATTGGTTTCGCTGGTCGAAGCGTTAGACGCGCTCGTCGCAGCATTTGTCTCTGATGTGGCAGCAGCGCCCTCAGACGCAGCCGCAGCCGTTTCGCTTGCAGCAGCCGCTGTGGCACTGGAAGCGGCAGCAGTCGCGCTTGTAGCGGCAGACACGGCGTCTACAAGAAGCTCGAAGTGGTCAGTGTCAGTCAGCAGGTCGCCGGCTACTGAGTCGGCCACACAAATATAGACGTTGTTAAGCTGTGCAGCCGTGGTGGACTTGATGATGTCACGCTCAGAGTAGGCGCTGGTAGTCGTGGTCGTGTCTGTACCCTGGTATGTGCCAATCTCCTGCGTAACCGACAGGTCACCGCTGCTGTCAAAGGCAAAGATTTTGTTGGCCCGTGTGGTGGCACCCACAGTGAACTCAGGCGAAGTTATTGTATTCGTTTTGGAAATCTTGATTGCCCGGTCAAGCTCTTCCTGCTGGTCCTGCACAATAAACGTCAGCCGGTCCAGCGCATCCTCGTGGGTAGCAGCAGGGAACGGGTCGTTGGGAGTGTAGTCGGTGGCCTGTGTCAGCGGGATGGCGCGGAGAAGGACTACAGTTTGGCCAGTCGCAGGGGCTGTGACGAAGGTGATGTTGCCTCCGCTGGTGTTCCCGACGCCCGACACACTGTAATGCGTGGTCCTGGTTTGGACAGTTTCGGCACCAGTAGTGTCATTACGAAGAATGACTTGGATGTCATCGTCGTCGAAAATCTTGAAAGTATAGGCAAAAACGACGGTGGAGTCGTCTCCGCTATAGCTGTTTTTCGTGTTGGTGCTGCTGACTGTCATGCGTCACTCCTTCGGTATCTTATACCGCAGATTCGGCTCTGTGTTAATCCTGTATGCGGGCTTGTTCTGGCAAGCCCTCAACCATCGTGTTAAGTACATTTTTGATGCCAATAGCGTTCTGGAACGGCAACAGTGAATTTAGTGCGCGTTGTTGGCCTCTGGACCATTGGTATTCTTCATTAAAAGCGGCCCTCGCGCCGCCGCGTATTACCTTTTCAGTCGTGTCTAGCAAATTAACCACAGGGTTTCCGGCAATAAACCCGGTTGCTAGACCGGTTGTGCGCTTATAAGCAAACACAGGCTCTTGGCCCGTTGCCCACATTATTGCTTCGGCTCCCCCAGGGAGGAGAGCTGCCCAAGAACTACGCTGAAACGCTGCCTTGCCTATTTCTTCTGCGGAAAGCCTTTCGCGCAAAAATTCTTCCTTGTCGTCTCGGCCTATAGCATTGACGTGGGTTTGCAGCGTGTAAGCCGCACCACCATAAAAGCACGACCACATCATTGCAGAATATGCGGCGAAGTCGTTGCGCTTGATGTTGTGCAAAAACTGTTTGGCATGGGATACCAGCATAAACGCACGGAATTGGGTAAAAATCTTGCCCATTGTGCTGGTCATGTGGATGTTTAGGTTTCCAACATCGTTCTGCTGAATTGACTGCCTAGTCCAACGCGCAATGGCGTAAGAAAGTGCATCACGGGCCTCAATGTCGTCCCAAGCATCCATGTTAATAGCTTTAACCTTGCGGCTTCTGGAAAACATGGAGGGGTGGGTTTCAACGTGCTTGTTAATTTGATTAACCACACGCGGCCACATAGCCTCATCAAGGCCAAGATTAGCCAAACGCTTTGCTATGTCTTGCTCAAGCGTTGTTTTGCCTAGTTTCTTCATGCGCACTTTTTTGATGCCGGAGGCAAGGTCTACCAAAGACTGAGTTGCAACCTTTGCAGCAGAACGCTCAAGGATTACGGTGATTGGGGCCAAGCCTGAGATGTCTGCCGTGGCACGGCGCAATGGCTGGATAAAGTTAATTGCACGGTCAATCGTGTCGCCCTTGCCAATAGAGTACAGGTCTTCAACACTGTAACGGTTCATAGACTGCTGGATGTTCCGGTCAACGCCGGGGGCAACAAACGCTTCAAGGTCACGCGCTACAGCGTCCTCCAACTGACCATCGGCAGTGCGCTTAATCATCGCTTTGAAGTCAGGGACAACCCGCAACAACGCCATCGTGCCGTCTATGGACACAGCGTTGCCAAGCTCTGAAATCTGTGCAAAGCCCACCTGGTTCATAACCCGCAAGAAGTTATAGTCCATTAGCAACCGCGCAATGCGGTTTGCATCACTCCCAGGATTCCCAATAAGCGGAGAAGGCCGTCCTGAAATCAAGGCATACAGAACATCCAATTTTTGAATGTCACGCTCTGCTTGCGGTGTATCTCCAATTTCTCTGCCAGCAGCGCTGATGTCCTTCTTGAGGCTTTCAAAGTCGCCGTCAGAAAATATGCCCTTCTTTGCCAAGGCAATTCTGCCCTGCATCTGGTTAATGTAGGCGTTGACTACGGCCTCTGTGTCACGCTCCATGAGGTCTTTGATGTGAAGAGTCTTGCCATTGCGCTCAACAGACGCGCTCATGTCAAAGTTAAGTCTGCGTTTTGCACGGGGGCCAAGCCCTTCTCTGTCAAAATCGAGTTGGCCTATAATCCGGTCCACCGCGTCCTCTGACAGCACATCTTCCTCAAGCAAAATGTCCCGCAGGGCTTCTTTGTTTGAAGTGCTAAACATGCGGGCAAGGCCAGAATCTATGCCGACTTCCCGCTTCATAATCTTCTTTGTCATGCCGTTAGCGATAGCTTCGGCTGCTTCTTCTGACATGCGCGGGTTAGCATTGATTAGTGACTTTTTCAGGAGGTTAGGGATATCCTCGCCAAATTCAGCCTCATACTTAAGAAACCTGTGGCCGTCCCACATATGCGTAAAGTAGGAGAGATTCTCCGGTATTTCGTCAAAGCCCTTCACGCCAGCCCGCTTGGCATCTTGCAGCATTTCACTGAAAAGCCCGCGCACATTATTTGCAGCATTTATGATGTCTGGATTTGTGGAAGACCCCGGCATTTCAATTTCGTCTGAAACGAGCCTACCGAACTCGGAACGGCGAGAATCAGTCCGTCTGGCCATAAAGTTTACGCCACTGTCCTTTGCCCAGTTGTCATAACTTTTGTCATATTGGCGATAAAAACGGTCAGACATACGTTTAGTGCCGACAGTTTTCATGAGGTCAGCAGTAATCTCGCCCGGATTGACAGCGTCTTCACCAAGCATAGACGCGGCGCGGCGCGTAATGCTGATTTTACTATTCTTGAGCTGCCCCACCATGTCAAAGCGCCAGCGCCCAAAGTCTGCCATAGGCTCTGCGTCAGCTTCGTCAATGCGCTCAACGATGTTGCGGCGAATCTCAATGTCCTGCGTTGGGCGTGACATGGGGTTTTCCATAGCGCCAACGCCTGTGTCGATTCCTCTGTCCCGCATTGCACGGTTTACGTCTGCGGTTTGAGCCTCCTCAACATCGTTCATTATTTTCTTGGTGGCGTTCTTGTAGCGCCGGGACGAAACAACGCCAAAAGCGCTGTCTAACGCACCACCCAGCAAGAAGCCCCCGCCAGCCGCATACAGAATGTCATACGGGTCTTTCATAGAGTTCTGGGAAACAAGGTACGACTCAATAGCAGCAGCAGAGGCCGCACTTGTTGTAGCGTTGCGGAACACACGACCAATCCTGCCAGCCTTCGCACCCCAAATCATTGGCGCTGCTGCGCCTTCGGTTGCTACCGTTGCAGCAATAGCTGGCACATCTAGAGTTGCTGCCGCAATTTGTAAGCCAACCCCGCCCCACCCGTACTTTGCCAACGTCTCTTGATTTTTAAGTGACTCAAGGGCGCGTTCACGCAGCTTCATTGCATGTGGCATACTGACGGCCTCAACAATAAAATCTTGCCTGTCTTCGGGTATATCCTTTGTCAATTCCGCTAGGTTTTCTTCGGTCAGCCTAAAGTCTGGGTCTGGCTCAAAGTCCTCCAAGCCATTAAAAATCCACGCCATAGTGTTTTCTTCTGAAAAAGCAGCGTCTGCTGCTTGCCCAAAAGTAACCTTGGCACGCTCCTCTTCGTAAAGACGTTCAGCCTCCTGCTCGTCCAGAAGGCTGATAGGTCTTGCTACTTGTATTTTTTCGGGGTCAAGAGCCACTTTCTGCTTTCCTCAAATCAAGCAGCAATTGCCTTACAAGCTCAGCTTCATTTTGAAGTTGGGTGCGTTTAGCAATCGCTGCATCTGCGGCGGCTTCGCCTTCTTCGCGCCTTATTCTGGCCAAGGTTCCGCCCGTAAGCCTGTTGGCCTCTCTGTTAAGGCGTTGGAACTCATCCCGCACCTGGTCTATTGTTGTCAGCCCACGCTCTTCCAGATTTCTTTGGATAAGCTCTAGGTTGTTTGTCTTCTTGTCCCCAGCCAAAAGACCCTGCAAGTCCTCAAGAGTATAAACGGAACTGTCGTAACTTGTCGGGGCGAGGGTGCCATTGACCATTACATTCCATTCATCAGCGCGGCCAGGTGTCGGGAATATACTGATTTGCTCATCAGCCATGTTGGGGTTTTTGGCAATAAAGTCAGCCGCAGCCAAGTCAGCCATTCGTGTCAAATCTTGCGGATAGCTGCGACTGCGCGGGATATACATGCCTCGCAAGTTAATATGCGAAGCCTCCATTTGCTCAGCCGCTTTTTTGACAGCATCACGGCGAGGCAAGCCATGCCCGATGTAAATCTTAGACAGGTCTTCTAGCTTTTGATGAAGGTACGACCTGTTAGTAATTGTTTCACCGGATAAGGTTACGCCGAATATTTCAAACACACTGCCATCAAGGATACGGTCAACCTCCGGCTTTATGTTTTTATATGCAGCGTTAATGTCTATCTCAGTTTTAAGTGCGAGGCTTACTTTACGAATGGCATCCTCAGTCTCAACCCCAACAGATTCCAAAGCCAATACGGAGTTAAAGAACGTTTGAGAGTCTTCATCCGCATGGTTGTTAAGGACGCCTCCTCCCCGCACCTTGGCTTGGCGGTACAGTTCCAATCCCTGCATGACTTGGCCCATGTCGGGTGTTGCGCCGCGACCCTCGACAGCAGCGCCATCAATAGTGTCTTTAATCGGGTCATACACAAGATTGTTTTGCTCAAGGATTTCAAGCTGTTGCGGCAAACTTTTGCCAGCTATAGCCCTTTCTAAGGCTGCGTTAGCTTGCTTAGGGGTAAAATTTGAACCGAGCGAGTCAAACACACCACGCTCAATCAGACCCACTCCTAGACTGACTTTTGCCTCTTCTACTCTTTTGCCTTGGGAGTTTGCCATAACCGCGCTAGTGCTTGTAAAAATGCTGTTGGCGGCAGTAGCTGTTGCTCCGGTCTTGTCACGCAGAGAAGTAGCACCACCAAATGTTTCATTCAAAAGCAACTGGCTTGCCGACGCAAATGAGTCTGCGCTGTCGTAGTCCCCGGCGTCATACGCTGCCTGGGCATCTGCTGCAAAGCGACGGGCTTGGGAGAGTATTGCCGCATCCGCATCTTCCTCGCTAATGTCCTCGCGCATACGAATGTTTGTTGCAATCGAAAGCAAGCCAGCAGCGCCCTCCGAGTCGTAGCTGGCGGCAATTTCACCAGACAAAAGATTCCGTGTTTCCTGCGTAAATTCTTTGCCAATAGACTCTGCTTGCGCCCTGATTTGGTTCCTTCTGCCGATTGGCATATCCCTTACGGAGAAGGACAGCTCATCACCGTTTGCACGAGTAATGGTGAAGTCCTCGCCCTTGGTGAACCCGTCATACACATCAGAAGCCTCTGCGGACGACAGGTCTGCTTCTATGATGGCCTCAAGAGTGGTGTCGTAAAGCTCTGTTGCTAGGCGCTCTTTTGTTGCCCTAGCCACACCAAGAGCTTCCGCCTTTTTTGCTGGCGGTACCGTATTGTCATCAATAATTGTGCTTAAAGCAGCATCAACATCAGCCGGTGACGTGGCGTTTTGGAACTGGATGTTTGCTCCTTCCAGCTTTGAAGTGAGGCTAAATGATTGCGGCGTGTATTTTAACTTTCTGTTTTCGTTTGCTGCCGTTGTAAAAATGTCATTAACCTGGCTTGTAACCAAGTCGTGTTCAGGAGACCCCGCCGGATAAGTGCGCAGAGTTTGCAGGGCATCGTCCAGAAATTGATTGTCAGTGTCAGTTGCAATCTTTGTCCCAGTGTCAAAAGCCTTTTGTTTTGCGCCCAGTCTGTTTGAGGCAAAAACATTTTGGGCAGCGTTCAGAACAACTTGCTCAAACCGAGGGGTGTACCCGCGCCCGCGAATGTTGTCTGCAAACTTCTCAAACTCTTTATCAAACTTTGTTTCCGCTTCGGTTACACTGCGGCTGGTGTCCTCTATAAGCATAGTGCCGAAAGTGTCTTGGGCTTCGCGCGTAACCTCTTTTAGAGTCGTTTTTTCTTCGCGCTCCTTCTCAGCCATCTTGAAGTCAAAATCAATCTTGGCTTTTTCAGCATCAAACCGCTGCTTGTTCTGCATAATGCGGATTTCGCCTTCGGCGTACTGGCGTCCAACACGACCAATAGTTTCGCCGAGTGCCGCCATCTGCCGTGCAGGTGCTGTAAACACATCCGTGCCAGCCCTTGCGCCAAGCTGACCTGTGGCAAGGGGGACTTGCGATGGGCCAGCCTTGTTATACAAAGGTATTTTTGGCATTTATTCCCCCAGTCGTCTTTGCATTGCTTGTTGTTGAATCTCAAACAGAGCTTGCTGTTGGCCCAAAATGCGCTCTTGTTGTCTGGCTGACGCGAAGCCACCAGCAGCCCCAAGCAAACTGCCAAATGCAGCCGTATTATAGGCGGATGCTTGAGCCTTTCCGGCAATTCTGGTCATTGCTGCTTGTGATGCTGCCTGTGTCTGCTCAACAGATGCCGCATATTGTATGCGTTGCGCGTCCCTCTCAGTGCTAAAATAAGTGTCTGCAAGAGCCTGTAAGGCACTGCCTGACATCCTCACACCAGACTTTGCAGTTGCAACCCTTTGCATCCCAATCAAGCGCTCTGACTGCTTGCGCAGTGCTGCCTCTTGGTCACGACGCGCACGTTGAGTCAGGACAAGTTCGTTTTCCTGAACCTGAGCGTTATATTCAGCTACCTGCTGTGCTTGCTTGGCGGCGGCGCGGTTGCCCTTGAAGCCCATAACTCCCTGAGCAACGGACGCAGCAGCCATGATGGTGGTCGGTTCCATTATGCCACCCTCGCCATTCTGTAGTAATCGCCACCATCGACGCCGTATTTGCGCATAACGCCCTCATTCTCAAAGCCGAGCCACTCTGCAAATCTATACGCCCGGTCATCATCTACATGGATGCTGGCTTGCACCCTGCGTAACTCTGTGTCTTGCAATATACTATCAAACAGCTTTTTTGCATAACGGGCAAAGGATG